GTGTCGCTGGTCAGCAAGCGGCACCGGATCAGCGCGACGCCTGACGGCTTCATGCGTCAGGGCGACGAGTGGATGGCGCTGGAGTTCAAGACCATCGACCCCCGCACGAACCGGAACTACCTGCCCAAGGCCGCGCACGTCACGCAGATCCAGATCGGCATGGAGCTGGCGCACCTGCAGGGTGGGGATTTTCCGGCCCCGGTCGGCGGCAAGATCGTCTACATGGATGCGTCAAATTTTAACGACATCCTCGAGTTCCCGGTTGAGCGCGACCCCGAGATCCTTGATCGCCTCGGGCCGCGCGCCAAAAAGATGCTGGGCGCCAAGGCCGTGGACAAGCTTGACCGCGAGGGCAAGCGCACGGGCGAGTGCAAGGCCTTCGGCGGCTGCCCCTTTGCGGAGCAGTGCGGCATCGAGATCGAGGGGCCTGCCACCGTGTCACGCGGCAACGCAGGGTCCGCCCTCGACGCCGCAGTGCAAGCCTACGTCCTCGCCAAAGCGGATGAGGACGACGCCAAGGCGCGCAAGGCCTCGGCCTCCGAGGACATCAAGAAAGAGCTCAAGGCCCGCAACGCGCGTGAGCTGATCGTCGGCAACCACCGGGTCTCCATGACCTCGGTCGCCGGTCGTCGGTCATACGACTGGAAGAAGATGCAGGCGGCTGGGATTGACCTCAGCCCCTTCATGACCACCGGAAAGCCCAGCGAGCGGCTGACGGTGGAGTGAGGCCAGACAGCCTCTGTTGAAACGTGCAACGTAGAAAAGGAGCACACAATGTCTACATCCCTGACCGCCTACGCCAAGGGCGGCAACCTCCCCAGCCTCGATCGTGATGCGATGGCGCAAGCCCTCTCGCAGGCCAGCTCCGAGGAGAGCAGCGGATCTGCAGGCGAGGGCGTCGAGTACGTCTCGTTCAGCGGCAAGACTGGGGCCATCACCTACGGTCGTGACCGTGACGACCTCGACCAGACCGAGGTGTTCCTGATGGAGCCACGCTCTGTCTTCAAGGGTTGGATCTGCTGGAAGGGCAACAAGCCTGTGGCTCGCCATCAGTGGTCGATTTACCAGCCGCAGCTCGCGGTCAAGGAGGAGGACCTCGAGGACAAAGGTCCGTACGATCGCGCACAGGACGGGTGGCAGTCGATGCTGGGCTTTGGCTTTATCTCGACCGAGACCGACGAGGCGGTGCAGTATTCGTTCAGCACCAACAGCACGTCGGGCAAGAACGCGGTCAGCGCGCTGCTCGATGAGGTCGCCAAGCGCACACTCAACGGCGAGCCTAATTTTCCGCTGTTCCGGTTCACGCGGGAGAAGTTCCAAGCGCAGGGCGAGTGGAACTTCAAGCCGAAGTTCGACATCGACGAGTGGCTGACCGAGGCAGAGGCCGCCGAGCTGATGGGTGCCGAGGTCGAGGCGACCGCGCCTGAGCCCGAGCCGGAACCGGAGCCGGAGGCCAAGCCTCAGCGCCGGACCCGCACTCGGCGCACCTGACCACAGGGGGCGGGTCTTCGGGCCCGCCTCACCACCACAGGAGATCGCATCATGATTGATTGGTCTAGAGTTTTCAGCCTATTGAAGATTGCTGCATTGGAAGAGTACCAAAGTACTGGCGCGCTGGATCGGCGCGCGGCGGCATTGTTTCCAGAAATACTTACCAAAAAGAAGTATTTGGTTCGCGCCGATACTCTATATTATGTGCGGTTGACGCACCCAGCTGTTGGCGAGCTATACAAAGTCGGGGTCACAAGCAGGGGTGTCAAATCCCGCTTTAATTTTTTGTTAAATGATTGGGTAGTTGAGCCAATTTTTGAGCAGGCGTACGAGGACGTGGCGCATGCGCTGCAGCTGGAAGCCTTTATCAAAGTACTTGGGGAACCCTATTCATTAAAAAACAACGAACAGCTCGATAAGCTGCTGGGGTCTATGCAGCTAGGAAAAACTGAGACTTTTTCTTGCGATGTTTTAGCCGCCAGACCGGACGACGATACGCTGGACTACTGGCTGCAGGATAACGCAGCGGAGCTGCTATATGAGCAACTGAAGCAGGCGGGCGCACCATGCTAAAAGCGACATGGGGCTTGATCACGACCGAGGACGAGCTGAACGACCTGCTCGACCGGGTCGGCACCGGCCACGCCGCGCTCGATTTTGAAACCACCGGCCTGCTCCCCGCCGAAAGCGAGGTCCGGCTGGCGCAGATCTGCAACGACGACGTGTGGGCGGTCGTGGATTTCTGGGCGCTGCCGGGCAAGAAGTTCAGCGCCTATGCCGACTGGTTTGAAGACGGCACATGGATCGCGTTCAACGCAGGGTTCGAGTTCCAGTGGTTCGACGCCGCCGACGCGCCGCACGTCAAGGTGATCGAGGTCGCGCACGCCCGCCGCGCTAGGATGGGCGGCGATCAGATGTCGCTGGCGCAAATGCTCAAGGCAGACCTCAGGCACGAGATGCCCAAGGATCAGCAGGTGTCGAACTGGGCAGCGCCGGCGCTGACAGGCGAGCAGCTGCAGTACGCCGCAGACGACGCCTTGTGGACGTGGCGGTTGTGGCAGCACTGGCAGGCCAAGCTCGACGACTATCCTCCTGCACGGGCCGCACAGGCGATGCTTGACGACCTGATCGTGCCGGTTCACGAGATGCGCGAGACCGGGCTGCTGCTGGATCAGGCGCGCCACCGTGATCTGGTCGCAGTCTGGGAGCAGAAGCGCGACGTCTTCGAGAGCAACATTCGCTCGCTGGTCAGCGAGGAGGAGGTCGAGAACCTGCAGTCGCGCAAGCAGTGGTCGGACTACTTCGCAGCAATCCTGCCAGACGAATACCTCTCTGCGTGGCCGCGGACCGAGAAGACCGGCCAGCTCGAGATCAAGACCTCGACCTGCAAAGAGATGGCGTCGAAGGCGGGCGGCGAGGGTCCACTGGCCGAGGTGCTGTTCAACATCGCCGACCTCACGACGGTCAACCAGTATTTATCCAACTTCGGCAACAAGCTGATCAACATGGCGCAGCAGGCAGCCGACGGCAGGCTGCACCCAAGCTATAATATCGCCCGCGCCGTCACCGGCAGGTTCTCCAGCAGCTCGCCGAACGCGCAGCAGTTCCCGCGCGATCGCGAGCTGCTCGGCGACTTCACCAGCGTCAGGCTGTCGTTCATCTCGCCGCCCGGCAAGCGGCTGGTCAGCCTTGATTACAGCGGCATCGAGCTGAAGGTGCTGGCTCTGCTCGCAGAGGACGACCAGCTCCTGTACGACTGCGTCCATGGCGACCTGCACAGCGAGGTCGGCTCGTACATGGCGGGCTACCGGATCGACAAGAAAACGCCAGAGGGCAAAGAGATCCGGTCGCGCGCGAAGGGCGTGTCCTTCGGCATCATCTACGGGTCGGGGTCGCTGGGCCTGTCAGGCACCCTTCGCACCAGCGTGAGCCGCGCGCAGGAGCTGATCGACTTCTGGGCCGACCGCTACCCCAAGGCCTTCAACCTGCGGAACGTGATGATGGGCCAAGCCCTCGACGACGGCTACCTCCGCATGGTCGACGGCGGCACGATCTACCTCGGCAAGAAACCTGAGCTGCCCAAGTGCGCGAACTACCCGGTTCAGCGCGCCGCCCTGTCCGTCATGGCACGCGCCATCATCCGGCACCGAGCGCGTCTGGAGGAGGCCGCCGATCAGGGCCGTCACCTCGGGACCCGCATGGCCGCGACCATCCACGACGCACTGATCGACGAGGCCCTGATCAATGATGCGCCCGAGGCGCTGCAGTGGATGAAGGAGGACATGGTCGCAGGCTATCTTGACATATTCCCCGGCGCGCCGACCGAGGCTCTGGTTGAAGGCGGCACGGGCCCGTCGTGGGGTGAGCTGGAAGACGAGGCGGTGTAGCTCTTGACAGCCACTGATCAGCATCATACATCCTAGGCATCACCACAGGAGAACGCCATGCCCTTTGACTTCACCACCGCCATCGCCAAACTCGAGCTTGCCAGCGGCACCGACCGCCCCAATCTGGACGGGCTGCGCGCCAGATACCCTGAGCTGGGCTTTGTGTTTGATCTGCTGGAAGACAAGCTGACCGAAAACGAGCGCATCTTTATTGACTACCGCGACGAACGTCGTGAGGTCGAGCGCGAATACCAGCAGCACATTGAAGAGCTGGAGGCGCGTATTCACGACCTGCGCCTGACGCTGGATCAGGTGCGGGTGCTGACCGCAGATGCAGAAATCAATCAAATCATTGAGGACGCGCTGTGAGCGACCTTGTCAACCACCCGCCGCACTACACCCGACATCCGTCGGGTGTAGAGTGTATCGAGATTACCGAGCACATGAACTTCTGCCTCGGCAACGCGATCAAGTACATCTGGCGCGCCGACCTGAAGCAGGACGCCATTGAAGATTTGCGGAAGGCGCAATGGTACATCGACCGCGAGATCGCACGGAGGGAAAATGCCAGCACATAAGCACGACCACCCGAACAGCCACGCCGTGGCTCAGCGGTCATACCACCAGCGCCAGCTCGACAAGGGGCTGGTGCGACTGTCTGTGTATGTTCCTGACAGCGAGCGCGACGCCTTCTGGGACGCGGTCGACCGGCTACGGGATCAGTGGGTCCGCAAAGGTCTGATCGATTAGGGGGCAGGCGCTGTCCATCTGCGACAGCAGCACCTGACCGCTCATCAACGACTGGTCGCCGCCGTCTTCCAGCAAGGCTCGCGCATGCTCGGCGCGGGCCTTCTTCGTGCCGTCACAGATCGCGGCGCCGCTCCCGACCAAACTGGTGCACGCGGTGAGTGAAAGTATCAGCGTTGACCCTATTACTGCTTTGCTGTAAAAAGGTGCCCACATGATAGGAGATCCCGATGGCATTTTATGCCTACAAAACTTTAGCCCAAATTTTAGAGTATAATACTAGCACAGGCCAGTTTCTGTGGAAACCGAGAGTCCCAGATATGTTTAACGCCACCCATCCAGTACGGGCCTGCGCGGCATGGAACGCGAGCCACGCTGGGCAGCGGGCCTTCATTACCGAAGGTCACGGCGGTTACCTCACGACTACTATTTTTGGGCGCAGGGTCATGGCGCACAGAGCGGCGTGGTGCTTAGGGCAGCAGGCCGACATCGGACCCAGCCTTTTGATAGATCACATAAATGGCGACCCTAAAGATAACCGACTGTCTAATCTGCGGCTAAGTACACCCAGTCAAAATATGCAGAATGTGGCAAAACGAAAGGCCGGGCTGCGCGGTGCGGTGTTTCACAAAGGGTCTGGTAAATGGCAGGCCTCAATACGCCTACATTTAGGCACATTTGACACTGAGGCTGAGGCGGCAGCTGCTT